GATTCAAAAAAAATAAAAAAATTGAACTATTAATATTTTTTTTATTTTTAAAAGCGACTGCATAAAGAAACAGGCAAGGGCATCGTACACCCGAATGAGTTTTTAGATATTCATGTGCGCGAGGCAGTTAAGAAACATTTAGATAGAAAGTACGGCAAATTAAAAAAATAGGGCAACTTGGATTTTAGGGCAGCTTGTGTTTTTGGGAATTTTCAGTTTTAGGGCATTTGACATTTTAAGGCAAATTTAGAAAAGGGATATATGGCAACCATCAACCAACATATTAAGGATTTTTTACGTGATGAATATTTGCCTTGGGCGTATTCTCACAAAAAGTTTTTGAACAATAAACAAGTAAATATTCTGGCGCAATTCATGCCATCAAAAAGTTATGAGATGCCAGACTATAAACTAAGCCAGTTTTGCATATACTTTCATCATGCGCTAGTTGATGCTATAGAATCAAAGCCTGTCGATTCCTTATGCTTTGCGCATACCTATTGCAAGGCGCAAATTAAAATGCATCATGCGGCTAATCATTTCAATCCATCGTTTCATCGTAACATTAAAGAATTAGCAGAAAGTTTAGATATAACGCCTCAAGCCGTATCATTAAAAGCTCATAATTTTATCCAGCGTGTTTGGATGACTGCGCAAAATAACTTTGATGCCAATGTGAAAGCGTATGATTTAACAAATAAAATAGCCAGTGTAGAATATAGCGGGTTTACAATGAGATAACAAAAAAGCCATTGATTAAATTGGCTTTATTTTATTTTTCTTTGTGCGATTCAATTAGCAGCTCTATTCCTTTGTTTAATTGCCCATTGCCGATTAACTTTAAATATTCTATGTTACTAGGCGTTAAGCTAGTGCTAACTGATAATTTGCGGTTTTCACCAATTCGCGGCCTTCCCATTGTTTTTGTGATTGTTTTAGGTTTCATTATTAATCCTTCGCATTAAACAGAATCAAAAAGGCAACAATAACGAAACCAAGCAAGCGCATGAGTAAATCAAAGCATAATTCTAAGTATTTCATGTTGTATATCCTTGTTTAATTAAAGCCTTAACTTGCAAGTTTAACTTTGCTTTATTCTTAAAAATCTGAATATCATAAAATGGTGAACCGTCATTATGTTTATTAACGCCATTGTGAAAAGACAAAACATATTTTGCAGAACCTACATTTTGAGTTATAAAATATTTCATAATCAATCCTTTTCAATAATTCCATATTTTTCAATGTATCTTATAAGCATAGCCAATGGCCCGCTTATGCCTTTACTGCCTCTTTCGAAAGCGCGTATGTTATCGGCTGCATTATCACCAGTTAAGCCAATTAATCTAGCAAATTCTAAATTGGTTAAACCTAGATTAATGCGCAGCTTGCGCAGTCTTTCGGAGTCATTCATAAATTAACTTCCATTAATAACGGTTATATCTCAAGCCGTCAATTTTTGCCCATTTTTTAAGGCTGCCATCAGGTTTAATAAATTCAGACAGATTTATATCTGCATAGTGTATTGCGCCATTCCCAAAATTAATTTCTGATTTTGTAGGATTGCGCCATACAGTAGTTTTTTGCTCTGTTTCAATTTCTACTTTATAGCCTATTAAAATTAATTCATTTAATAGGCTTTTATATTGGCTATAATTTGCCTCTTTTAATTCTGCAAAATAGTCAATATGGCCTTCGCTATGTTGCCCAATTTTGCTATAGCAAGTAATAAAGCCGTTTCTATTTGCGCTGCCTATTGTCGCAACAATATCGTTATCGCTTTCAATGTAAAATTTAATTAGACTATTCATGATGAAAAGCCTTTTTAAATGAATTTACATTGCTAAAAAATGCGCAGTGATTGCCTGTATCTATAGTTATACAATAGCCATCATTTAATGCACAAATAGCATGAACAAAAATATAATAAATACTGCCTTTTATTGTTTCTTTTGTGTCTAAAATAGTCAATTCTAATTCAGTCATAATAAATCCCTTTCAAAAAGTGGCCTATTGGCCTCTGGCATTATTGCCACATAAGCCAGCTACTTATAACTGGCTTAAATTGCATTAATGGTATGCTGGATAATCTGGCAAATTTTCAATTAGCCAATTTTTAACATAGTCTGATAAATCTAAAGCCTTAATTTTTTTTTCAACGTCATTTTTATCCCATTCATATTGGTCTTCTAAAAATTCATCTTCATACAATTCAACATCATTAATAATTGCGCGCATATATATTGGGATATCCCAAAAAATATGGTCAATGTATTGTTTATATCCATCTGTGAAACCGTCAATTTTAACAATTAATACTGAATCACCTTGTGAGTAGCCATTGGATTGATATATATCATGCGGAACATTCTCTTTTAACGCATGCCATTTTTACGCGCTTGTTAAATATTCATAATGGCGCTTAATAGTCACGCCTAGCAATTCATTAACTAAATATGATTTATTGCTGTCTGAAAAGTCATAGCAATAATTGCCTTCATACTTTTCTACTAAATCAATTAATTCTGATTTTTTCATTTTAGCTAATTGTGATTTTTTATACATTGGCGCGCTACTATCACCAATTAAATACAAATTACTGTCACGGCCAAAATTAAAAAATTCTACTGTTTCACCATCCGCACCACTTACAAAATCATCAAAATAAAATTGTGCCGCGTCTGTATCATAAAAAACATTTAATTCTACATTTTCGCCATTGCTAGAAATATTAAAATTATTCATTTCTTAAACTCCTTTATAGAGGCCTAATGGCCTAGTGATTGATTTATAAAACTCTTGGCGTTCTTTGTGCTAAAACGTCACATTCTTTACTGCTTAAAAATCCATAACGGTATAAGTCGTGAATAATTGCATAATTTGTAGAAAATACCATATCCATACCGCACCCATGAATAACGAAACCGTCACGGCTTTTACTTTCTTTGTATCCCAATAATTTAAAAAGAGTCCAATAATTAGCATAATAAAATCCTTTTGTATGCTTATCTTTTTCGCATGAATTGAAGTGCATTGTTCGACTCATTCCGCTACTGCTAACAGACTCAATAACGCAGCACATACGCCCATCTTTTATGGCTTTAATGTAACGTTGCGCGCTTTCAATCACTGCCTCTACGCTTGGCGGATATTGGTTGTTTTTAAATTTACCGTTAATATCTTTTTGTAAATCACTGGCTTTGATAGTCATTTTTATTACTCCTTAAATGGCGGCCTATTGGCCTGATTGATTGATTAAATAACGTCAAATGCTTTTAAAATATATGGGCTAAATACAATCAATAATAAAGCCTGTATTTTTAAACTAATAATAATTTCTTCAATAATTCTATTCATATTAATGCTCCTTTATTGGCTGCCTACTGGCTGTTTAATTAATCGCGGCTATAAATGCTTAACCGTTAAATATTATTATACATTGCAAAATGTGATTGTCAATACATTATTAATATTTATTTAATTAAATCGCTAATTATTTGCTTGAATAATACATATATATAAATAACTAATTACTAATATAATAAATGTAACTTATGCAATAGACTTACACGGCGCGCTTATCTTAATAGATGGTGCGCTTTTTTATTATTATGCGCTCTCATGAATATCATAATTTATACGATACAACACGATGGCGTAAATTAAGAGCTGCGCACCTAGCATCTAACCCAGATTGTATATATTGCCTTCAAGCTGGCATATTAAGACAGGCTAATATAGTCGACCATATCAAGCCGCATAAAGGTGATATAACTCTTTTCTATAGTAGCGACAATCTGCAAAGCCTTTGCAAGCGATGCCATGACAGCACCAAAAAGAAACAAGAAACAAGCGGCTATATTCAAGGCCATAGTGTAGATGGCGCGCCATTGGATAAAAATCATCATTGGAATAAATAAAACTGCTTCATATAGCGCGATATAACGCGATAAATCCTATGAGCGTATATGACGGTATTAGACAGCTATTAATAATGCGTTATAAGCGCATAGCAAGATAAATAGGGGTGGGGCGGCAATAAAGTCTAGCGATTTTGCACTAACAACCGACTTGGGTACTCAATTTTCATAAACCTAACCAAAAAAAGTAATTCGAGAAAAGGAAAATGGCAGCAAAAAGAGGTAGGCAGTCTTTAGCAGAAGTAACGACCACGCATAAATCGACAAACATAGGTCAAGCGCAAAGATTGCAAGCACCATTGCATCTATCTGATGCTGAAATTGATGTTTGGACTAGGGTTGTTAATGACCAGCCTGCGGGTTCATTTACTAGCGTTCATTCTGACTTGCTAGAGGTTTATTGCAGGCACGTAGTACAGGCTAGAGTAATGGCAGAGGCTTTATTAGCTTTTGACCCTGATTGGTTGAATGATGATGATGGCTTAAAGCGTTACGACAAACTACTTGCAATGCACGAAAGAGAAACTAGGGCGCTATCATCACACGCGACTAGATTAAGAATTACTCGTCAAGCTATCGACCAGACCACTTTAGCTAGAAAACTTGGAAATTTCACTACGGAAACTAAACGTAAGCCGTGGGAAATAGCTAATGCAGAAGAAGATTAAGCTATCACCAAGAGCTGCCAGAAATGTTGCATGGGTAGAAGAATTTTTAAGGATTCCTGATGGCAAGCACGTTGGAAAACCTGTAAGGCTTACTGACGAACAGAAAAATTGGTTTGAAATGATATACGGCTCGCCAACGCGAGCTTTTATACTTTCTATGGCGAGAAAGAATGCAAAAACTACAACCAGCGCCATGATTCTGTTATTGCACCTAGCAGGGCCAGAAGCATTGCCTAACAGTGAATTATTCTCTGCTGCGCAATCTCGTGAGCAAGCGGCAGTATTGTTTAACTATGCGGCAAAGATGGTGCGTATGTCACCTGATTTAAGCTCATACGTTGGCATTAGAGATACAGGCAAGCAGTTATATTGCAAAGAGCTTGGCACACTTTACCGCGCATTGAGTGCTGACGCTGGCACAGCTTACGGATTAAACCCTGCTTTAGTGATTCATGACGAGCTAGGACAGGTTAAAGGCAAGGTATTTGAGCTATACGATGCGCTAGAAACTGCGGCGGGCGCACAACAAAGCCCTTTATCAATCATTATTAGTACGCAAGCACCAACGGATAATGATTTATTAAGTATTTTGATTGACGATGCTCTTGCGGGTTCAGACCAAACAATCAAGTGTGTTTTATACACTGCTGACGTTGATTTAGACCCATTTAGCCTTGAAGCGATTAAACAAGCTAATCCGCACTTTGGGTTAATGAACCAAGATGAAGTGATGAAGCAGGCTAGTGATGCAAAGCGTATGCCTAGCAAAGAGAACTCATACCGTAATTTGATTCTTAATCAGCGCGTAGAGGCTCACAGCCCATTTATTAGCCGTTCAGTTTGGCAAGACAACAGCGCGACACCAGATTCATTAGACGGTCAATATGTTTATGGTGGCTTAGACTTATCAGCAACATCAGATTTAACTGCTTTGGTGCTAGTTAGTGAAGGTGGTGACGTTCATCCTACATTCTGGCTACCGTCAGAGGGGTTAGTAGAAAAGTCACGTAATGACCGAGTTGAGTACGATATTTGGGCGCAACAAGGCTATTTACAGACAACTAATGGCAGAAGTATCGAGTATGAGTTTATTGCTCACTTTCTGCGCGATGTGTTTGATAAATACGAAGTTCGCAAGTTAGCGTTTGACCGATACAACATGAAGTTCTTGAAGCCGTGGCTAGAGAAAGCTGGATTTACAGAAGAAGAATTAGAACGCTTTGAGGATTTCGGGCAAGGCTTTGTATCAATGTCCCCAGCGTTACGCGAGCTTGAATCAAAGTTACTACAGAAACAGCTTAAACATGGCGCTCAACCTATTTTGCAAATGTGCGCAGCTAATGCGGTTTCAATTAGTGACCCTGCTGGCAATAGAAAACTAGCAAAACATAAATCGACAGGCAGGATTGATGGCATGGTTGCCCTTGCTATGGCAGTCGGTGTAATGCCGATGGAAACAGAAGAAAAATCATTTTGGGAAACCCTTTGAATCTACTTGATAAAATATTTGGCAGAAAGTCTGTGTCAATGGATGACGCTCGTTTTTACGAGATGTTACGTTCAGCGATTGGTGGATTTGGCGGCTTTGTAAAGTCAGGTCAAGTGGTCAATGTAGATACCGCGTTACAGGTTTCAGTTGTAATGGCCTGCGTTCGCGTGATTGCAGAAGGTGTTGCACAAGTTCCTTTTCGCTTAATGAGTGAAAGCAAAGACGGCAGGACTAGATTGCCTGCTAAATCGCACTCTTTATACAAAGTTTTGAATAAAAAGCCTAATCGTTGGCAAACTAGCTTTGAGTTTAGAGAAACGATGATTATTAACGCAGTATTGCTTGGCAATGCTTATGCGTTCATCAATCGCGTTGGTAGTGATGAAAAAATCGCAGAATTGATATTTTTGCCTACAAACAAGGTAAGAGTTGAGATTTTAGACGATGGCAGCTTTCTTTATCAAGTAACAGGGCGAGATAACACACAAAGAACGCTTACATCTAAGTACATTTGGCATCTGCGTGGCCCAAGTTTAGACGGTTTAATCGGCATGAACGTGCTTAATTTAGCGCGTGAATCAGTTGGATTGTGCATGGCGGCAGAGGAATCACAGGCTGATTTGCATAAAAATGGCGTTAAATCGACTGGCTTTTACAGTATTGACGGCAAATTAAACTCAGAACAGTACAAAGCCCTTAGTAAATGGGTAGTTGAGCAGGCTTCTGACAGTTCATCGCCAATGATTTTAGACAATGGCGCTAAATGGCAAACTCGCGCTATGACAGGCGTTGATGCGCAGCATTTAGAAACTAGAAAACATCAAATTGAAGAAGTGTGCCGACATTTTCGCGTTATGCCGATTATGGCAGGGCAATCTGACAAAGCGGCTACCTATGCCAGCGCAGAACAGATGTTTATTGCACATTTAGTCCACACATTAACCCCGTGGTATGAGCGTTTTGAGCAAAGTGCCGACTGCCAGCTATTGACGGATAAAGAAATTGAAGAAGGTTATTACACGTTCTTAGACCCTGTTGGTATGTTGCGTGGTGCGTTAAAAGACACAGCAGAATATCTCTATAAACTAGTATCAATCGGCAGTATGACGCGCAACGAATCACGCGAGAAACTCGACTTAAACCCGATTGACGGACTAGATGAACCATTAACACCAATGAATTTAACAGGCAGCACCGAGCAAGGGGTTTCAAATGGATAAAAAATACTTAGATTGCGGCTTTGAAATTAAAGCTGTTAATGATGACGGTAGCTTTGAGGGCTACGGTTCTGTATTTGGCAATGTTGACTTTGGTGGTGATGTTATTTCTAAAGGCGCATTTGCAGATAGCATTAAGTCAATGAAATCAAACGGCACAATGCCTGCTTTGTTATGGCAACACAAGCAATCTGAACCTATAGGTGTTTATACCGAAGTTCGAGAGGATGAAACAGGGCTATACGTCAAAGGTAAATTAGCCTTAAAAACTGTTCGCGGTTCAGAGGCCTACGAATTAATGAAAATGAAAGCCTTAAACGGCTTATCAATCGGATTTGTATCTCAAAACGATACAGTTGATTACAAAACTAACGTCAGAACAATCAGCAAGGCTGATTTGTGGGAAGTGTCTATTGTGACTTTCCCAATGAACGATAAAGCGCGTGTTTCATCAGTAAAATCTATTGATGACATTAAAAATCTAGCGGATGCTGAAAATTTCTTGAGAGAGTCAGGCGGTTTAAGCAAAAGCGAAGCTACGGGATTAATTTCTCGTATTAAGTCTATTGGTCGGAGTGATTCTGACGAGTTAGACGAAGTAACAATGGCGTTAAAGTCATTGCAATCAAAACTCAAGTAACACTCAAACCAAACAGGCCGCTTAATTGCGGCTTTTTTTATGTCTAAAGGAAACGAAATGACTACAGAAATTAAAGAGCTAGTTGGCTCAATCGAAAAAGGCTTAGATGATTTCAAAAAAATCAATGACGAGCGTTTATCTAAACTCGAAAAAGGCGCATCTGCATCTGATTTTGAGGCTAAATTGGCTGCTGTACAGGCTGATATTTCAAAAGCACTTGATTTGAAAAAAGAAATCGAGCGCGTTGAAGCTAAAGCAAACGCAGTTAATTTGCTATCTCAAGGTGGCGAGCAAAATGCTGAAAAGAAAGCCTATAAAGAGGCATTTTTCAACGGTTTCGTGCGTAAAGGTAACGAAGCAGGCTTGAAAGACTTAGAAGCTAAAGCATGGCAGTTAGGTGTTGCTGCTGACGGTGGTTTTGCATTACCAGAGCAAATTGACAGAAGCATTGAGCAATTAAGCCGTGACTTATCACCAATGCGCCAAGTTGCAAACGTGGTTCAAGTTGGTACATCTGACTATAAAAAATTAGTCAATGTAAACGGCATCGCTTCTGGTTGGGTTGGTGAAACTGCGGCTCGCCCTGCAACTAACACAAGCTCATTAGCAGAAGTTGCTTTCCCAATGGGTGAGTTATATGCAAACCCACAAGTTACACAACAAGCACTTGACGACTTATTCTTCAATGTTGAGGGCGAATTAGGCTCACAACTTGCAGAAGAATTAGCAATCGCAGAAAGCGCAGCATTTGTAACTGGTAACGGCACAAACAAACCAAAAGGTATCTTGGCTTACACGACCGCAGCAACAGCAGATACAGCCCGCGCATTTGGTACTTTAGAGCATATCCCAACAGGTGTTGCTGGTGACTTTGCAGCTTCAAACAAAGCCGATGTGCTGTATGACACTGTAGGTAAATTGAAAGCTAGTTACCGCGCAGGCGCTTCATGGATGATGAACAAAGCAATCATGTTTGAAGTGTTGAAATTCAAAGACACACAAGGTCAATACTTATGGCAACCAAGTTTGCAAGAAGGTTTCCCAATCCGCTTGCTAGGCTTTGGCGTAGTTGAGGCAGAAGATATGTCTGCTAAAGCTGCATCTAGCTTATCAATCGCTTTTGGTAACTTCAAACGTGGTTACACCATTGTTGACCGTGTTGGCACTCGTATGTTGCGTGACCCTTACAGCAACAAGCCTTATGTTGGTTTCTACACAACTAAACGCGTAGGCGGCGCTGTGGTAAACAGTGAAGCAATCAAACTAATTAAGTTCTCTGTAGCTTAATATCTAGCGTTAATATCAAGCCCATTTTTCGGAGTGGGCTTTTTTATGGGCGTTAATCAGGAAATAACATGACACAAGACTTAATCTACACAAGCAAGGGTAATTTACCAGTTGCAGACCTTACACGCGAAGTCAAATGGGAGTTCGATATTGGCTCGATTGCTGTAGTTGAAACCTACTATCTATGCGGTGAGATTGTGAAGCAAGGGCGTGACGTTTTTAAAGTGCCAGAAGGTACAGAGCTATACATTAAACAAGGTAATTTATAAGGGTTCATCATGGCTAATACTCAAGCAGTTGTCACATCATTTAAGACAGAATCGCTTAATGGCATTCATGCGCTAGGCACTACTGTCACTCGCGGCTCTACAGCAGCAGACACATTTAAAGCGGCTCTATACCTAGCATCTGCAACTTATAACGCTGCAACTACTGCTTATAGTGCTACAGGTGAATTAACTGGTACTGGCTACACAGCAGGCGGCGTGACATTCACATGGACAGCGCCATCAGCAACAGGCACGACTGCATTTACAACGCCTTCAGCATCATTTAGCTGGACAGCATTGACATCTAGTGGCGCTTTTGATGCTGTATTGCTTTATAACAGCACACAAGCAAATAGAGCGGTAGCTGTTTATACATTCGGCTCACAAAACGTAACTGCTAGTAATTTTAGCCTAACCATGCCAACTAACGACAGTACAAACGCGCTTTTACGCCTAGCTTAAATGTTACTCACTAAGACCCTATTTTTAAACCGTTTCACAACGACAGAAACGGCAACGATTCTGCAAGCTGGTGACTTATCCCCTGCAATTCGTGTGTATCTGTTTAAGTTAGGGCAAGCGATTGATGAGGACACCGAAGATGCAACAACGATTGCAGGCTTGCAGGCTCTTGAAGCAAGTGGGTTGTTAGGCGAAGGCAGGGCGGCAAAAATTCTTAATCTAGGATATGCCAAACCATTACCGCCATTTGATGCAATCGGTGACAGGTTTGAAATCGTAGAAATCCGCGCAGATGGCACAGCAATATTACAAGTTGAAAACGAACGCATCGGCTTTAGTGCTGGCAATTACGAGGTTATAGCATGACAGTCGCAACAAGGGATGACATTATCAATGCGCTAGGCAATTCAAGCGAGCGTATATTATGGGATAAAAACAGCATTGCAAGTCAGGTAATTGGTAGCTACACCTCGCTGTGGCTATCTACAGGCAGACCAAGTGCAGGCGCTATTCCAACGACAGCCGCACTTTGCACACAAGCGACACAAGGCGCGATTAAGTTTACAAACCCAACAGCGCCAGCAAAATCCTATTTGATGTGGCACTCAATACTCACATCAGTTGGTGGCACAACGCTTGAGATTCACGATAGATTAAGTCATCAAGGTGGGTTAAGCGGAACAGTAACAACAGCACAAACTGTTAGCCTTGACGCTTCGGCATTAAGCATACCAGCAGACCGACTTGGCGCGGCTGATTACAGCGATTTAAGCTGGTGGTTAGAGTGGTACACAGCTACAGGTGCAACAGCCGTCAATGCCACAGTAAACGTGACATTTGTGGATAACACCACAGCCGCATTGGGTACGATTGCAATTCCATCTAACACAGCCGCATCACGCGCTATCCCCATCACCAATTTATTAAGCGGTGCAAATGTGGGCAAAGTGATTAAGCGCGTTGATAGTGTGCAGTTATCCGCTTCAACTTTAACTGCTGGAAACTTTGGTGTAACTGTCACAAGACAACGCACCACAATGATGTGCAACGTGCCAAGCAAAGCAGAAGTATTTGATTGGGCGCGTTTAGGCTTGCCTAATATTGGTGACAGTGCTTGCCTAATGGGTTACATCATTGCAGGCGCAGCCGCTACAGGCACAATTCGTGGTCAAGGCAAGATTGGTCAAGTATGACCATCACCACGCGCAATCAATTAGTAGCTGAATATGCAACAAAACAGACACTAATTTATAACAAGGCAGCCATTACAACGGCAGCCAATAGTGTGCAATATTCATCATGGCGCTTAACTGGTGTGCCAGCACAAGGCGCAGTGCCAACAACGGCTGCACTATGTACAAAAGCAACCACAGGCGCATTTACTTTTGACAGCGCACCAACAGGATTAGCGAGCTACATTTCAGAAGCAGAATTAACGCTTAACTATTCAGCAGGCAATAGCTTTTCAAGCACGATTGAGCTACACGACAGATTAGCGCACATGGGCGGATTAAGCGGCATTGTGACTACAGCACAAACAGCAGGCGTTAATTTACTCACATTAGCACCAAGCGCAGCACGAATTGGCGCAAGCAACTACAGCGATGTTTCGTGGTGGCTTGAATGGTACACAAGCACAGGCGCAACAGGCGCAACATTTACGTGTGGCGTTACTATGGATGATGGCACTACTAGCACAGTGGCGATTGTGCTTGGTGCATCAGTAGGCGCAGGGCGTATGTTCCCAATTATTGCCACAGTGCCAGATAAATACATCAGGTCAGTTGATACCGTGACACTTTCTGCAACAACAGGTACAGCAGGCTCATTTGGTGTTACAGCAACCAGACAAAGAACGTGCATAGGCATTGGCGAAACCAGTGTGCCAATTTATGCTGGCTATGAAATGACAGGATTCCCAAGCATTGAAAATGATGCTTGTTTATTTGTTATTGGCACACCTAGCATCGGCAACACGAACCCTATTAATGGAAAATTCACCCTAGTACAAGGCTAATATGCTCAAAAAACCGCCAATAGAAATAGCACCGAGCGGTGGCAGTGACTTATGGGATAGAAGTCCAATAAGCACAATATTAGCCGATGAATGGTTTGAAGTTGTAAGCGGTGGCGCAATAAATGTTGCATTAAGTGGCGCAAGCTCTACAGCATCACAAGGCATCATCACAACAGCTTTAACTAGCGCAATAACAGGGTTAAGCGCCACAGCACAGCAAGGTTTAATAGCCGCAAGCATCGCAACGGCTTTAGCTGGAAATGTTTACGTTTCTAGTCACGGCAACTTAAACGATGTTGTGAGCATTGGCTTAAACGGTCAATCCACAGCAACGCAACAAGGCACAGTGACACCATCTGGCGCGGTTAATATCGCGCTAACTGGTCAAAGCTATACAGCAAGCGCAGGAACACTAGATGAAACAATCACTAGGGCGCTATCAGGACAAGCACAGAGCGCACAAGCTGGCACTTTAACCGCAAGCCTAAGTGCTAGTATTACTGGCAACAGTTTAACGGCTCAAAACGGCTCATTAAGTGCGGCAGTATCAAGCACATTAAGCGGTCAATTGAGTGCTTATGCGCAAGGCGTAGTATCGCCAAGTGGTGCGGTATTAGTTGCATTAGTCGGACAGCAAGCGCAGTTCTTTACTGGCTTATTAGATGAAAGCATCACAAAAGCACTTGCAGGGATTAGTCAAGCCTATCAGCAAGGCAATGTAACGCCTACTTTAGCAACAAACGTACAGCTAACAGGGCAAGCGGCTAACTACTCACAAGGTAACTTAGCCAAAAGTATCGCCAAAGCATTAGCAGGTACAAGTGGCGCATATATAAACGGCACTATGACGGTGTTTGGCTATGTTGCCCCTGTTTATGGCGCTAGAAAATCATCCGCTAATTTGCAAGTGTCAGAACGTAGCAATATTTCAGATGCAAGCAGGGCGGATAACTTACAAGCAAGCACTAGAACAAACACAAGCACAGCAAGACGCGCAAACATACAAACAAGTAAAAGGTAATCATGATTCCAAAGCTAATAGTAGATGCAACAGTTGAACCTGTTACATTAGACGAGCTGCGCAAGCAATGTCGTTTAGTTGCCTTTGGCGCACCATTAGCCCACCCTGACGATGACCAATTAACCAGTTTTGGGAAAGAGGCGCGTCAATGGTGTGAGGACTATTGCGACAGGTCATTCAGTGAAAAGACAGTTGAAATTGCATTAGATGATTTTCCTGACGCAGATATTGAATTGCCATCAATTACAAAATCAATCGTGAGCATCAAGTACATTGATGTAAATAATACAGAGCAAACATTATCAAATTCTGCTTACACTCTAGATAACTACAGCTACAAAAATTGGGCTATTAGAGCAATTAACACAGAATGGCCTGACACAAATATTTCAGCTAACAACGTAAAAATTCGCGTGATTACGTCAGGCGAGTTCGTGCCAGAACCAGTTAAGCAAGCAATTAAGTTAATCGTTGGCAACAACTACGAAAATAGGCAAGAAGATGTGCTAGGCAATACTCGCATATCGTTTAATTCATTGCCAATGGGCGTGTACGTTAAATTGCAACCATATCGCAGAGATTTCGGCAAATAATGCAAATCGGTAAATTAGATAGCTATGTTCGCATAGAGAAAAAACAAACTGCGCAAGACCCTAACTATGGCAGTCAAGTTATTACATGGGTTGAATATCGCACAGTATGGGCTAGGATTGACGATGTAACGACTAGGCAACAAGAGAGTACAGAAACAAATTTACGCCTCTTAAAACGCCCTTGCCGTGTGACTATGCGCTATGACAATGGCATTGATTCAACCATGCGTATAGTTGTGTTAGACCGCGACAATCAAATCCTGCAAATCGTATCTAAGCCTGCTGAAATTGGCAGACGAGAAGGGATTGAGTTCATGGCAGAGGATTACGAGGTTTAGCATGGCTGATTTAATAATCACTGGCGGTAAAGAGCTTGCAGAGTTCTTAAAAACATTGCCGCAAAAGCTAGAGCGGAATGTTATGCGTTCAGCATTAGCCGCAGGCGCAAGAGTAATTGCAAATGAAGCTAAAGCAAACGCACCAGCAAAATCAAAACGATTGATTAAGAGTATTAGAGTATCTACAGACGCTAGAAAAGGCGTGATTGAAGCCTATGCTAAAGCTGGCGGTAAAAAAGCGTTCTATGCCAACTTTGTAGAGTTCGGCACAGCAGCACATACCATTACAGCCAAAAGCGGCAAAATGCTTAAATTTACAGCGCGTGATGGCAACAAGGTAACGATTAAAGAAGTGCTACATACAGGCGCGATTGCAAAGCCGTTTTTACGCCCTGCATTAGATACAAAAGCACCAGAGGCAATTAGAGCGATTGGTAGCAAAATTAAAGAGCGATTGACAACGCAAGGGCTAAACGCACCATCTATTGAAGTGAGTGATAATTGAGCGCAGAAAAAGTTATTTTTAAGTTGCTGTCAACCAATGCTGCATTAAATGCAGTCGTGCCAGCGACAAGAGTATTTGCAGGATTTATTGACTTAGACGCTGTACTGCCTGCGATTGCCTACAACCATGTATCAACATTTGAAAATACAACGATTGATGCAAACTCTCTTTACGCATTAGTCACAGCGCGCATACAAGTGACCATAGCCGCTAAAGATTACCAGACTGTTAAAAGTGTTCTTGAGCTAGTTAGAAAAGCCTGCAATTACCAAAGAGGCACAATTAACGGTGTAATAGTTTCTAGCATAGTAAGAGAGCAAGCAGGCGCAGACTTTAGGGATGATGAGGCTGGTATTTTTTACCAAACGATTGATTTTAAAGTTACGTATCACGAATTAAATTAACCACAGCAATTTTTACAACAAGCCACCTATACGGTGGCTTTTTTATTTTCTAAAGGAATAAATTATGCCTACCGCATCAGGACTATTTAAACAGGTTACATACAAAAAAGAAGTAACTTTTGGCGTTAAGCCAGCAGCATCAGCAGCACAGTTAATTCGCAGAGTTAGTTCAGACTTGTCTTTAAACAAAGACACATATCAGTCTAACGAAATTCGCCCTGACTTTCAGATTTCAGATTTTCGTCATGGTGTTCGTAAAGTTGAAGGCTCTATCAATGGCGAGTTGTCACCTAAGACTTATTCAGAGTTCATTGGTGCGACTCTTAAACGTGACTTTACCGCAGGTGTATCTGCAACAGCAGTCAGTGTAACGATTGCAGGCACAGCACCTAATTACACTGTGACACGCGCAGCAGGTTCATATTTAACTGACGGCTTTAAAATTGGTTCAGTTATTCGCTTATCAGTAGGCACGTTGAATGTAAACAATATTAACAAAAACTTATTGATTGTTGGTTTAACTGCAACGGTTGCTAACGTGATTGTGCTTAACGGCACAGTGATGACAGCAGAAGGCCCTATTGCAAGTACAACCATCACAGAATTTGGCAAAAAGACTTTTGTTCCACAAACAGGCCACACTGATAACTCATACACGATTGAACACTTTTTTGCTGATGTGCCTGCATCAGAAGTATTTACTGGTTGCAAGCCTTCTGCGATTGCGATTGATTTGCCACCTACAGGCTTGGCAACAGCAAACATTACCTTTATGGGGAAAGATGTTGAAACGTCACCAACCCAATACTTCACATCACCTACAGCATTAACAACAACAGGCGTACTTGCATCTGTAAACGGTGTGGTGCGTGGCAACGGTGCTACTTTAGCTAGTTTGACAGGTTTATCTATCAACATTGAAGCTGGTCAAACTGGTGAGGCTGTAGTTGGTAGCAATAGTATTCCAGCCATGTACGCAGGGCGCGTGATTGTAACAGGTAGCTTTAGTGCTTACTTTGATTCAACAACATTGCGCGATGTTTTCTTAAACGAAACTGAAATTGATTTAATTGGCGCATTTACAACCGACAACAGCGCATCAGCAGATTTTGTTGCTTTTGTATTGCCACGTATCAAATTAGGTTCAGCCAATAAAGACGATGGCGAAACTGGCTTAATTCAAACATTTGAGTTCCAAGCTCTTTTAAACAACGCTGGCGGTTCTGGTGTTAATACAGAGCGTACCACAATCGTTATCCAAGACAGTCAGGCTTAGATAACTTAACCAGCAACGGCCTCGCCTTCTACTCCTTTGCGGGAGTGTTGGCGGGGTACGTGCAAACAACCCACGCAAAGGAAAAAACATGACAAAAGCATCAGAGCTACATTCAGATTTAGACTTAGACGATTTTGAAAGTCTTATTTCTAAAGATTTCTTTTTGGTTAATCCAGCAACCAAAGAACCAACAAACACTTTTATTACTTTAGCCAGCCCAGAGCATCCAGCACGTAAAAAAATTGACTTAGCTAAAACTCGCCAATTAAGAGCGATTTATGCCAAAACACAAAAACTGCCAACATTAGACCCTGTAGAAGAATTAGATGACGAAACCGATTATCTAGTTGCTATCACATTGGGTTGGAATTTAACGCAAGGCGGCAAAGAGTACGTGTTCAATGCAGACAATGCACGAAAAATCTACACATCAGAAAAACATCAATGGCTACGCAAACAAGTATTAGAAGCCTTGCAAAAAGATGATGTTTTTATTCAAGCATCCGTCAAAGCATAGCGGATGCCGTAAGAGTAGAGTTCGAGCTATCTAAGCGGCATAAGGATGGCTCAACAGAAAGACAGCATTTAATCGCTGCCTACAATCAAAACAACAAAATATCTGATTCACGGTTAGACAACAAAATCCCGCCTTATGCAACTTATGTATGGCGGGTTTTTAATTCCCTCACAAGGCAAAACGGCATGAGTGGAATTAACCGTATCAGTCAGCAAGAAATCGCAGCATATCAATCAAATCATCAAATTCAACTTAGCTCTTGGGAGTTGGAAATGATTGAAATGATGGATTCAATCTTAATAGACGTTCATAAGGGTTAAACATGGAAATAGGCTCACTGCAAATTAAGTTATTTGCTGACATGGCACGTTTGACTTCTGACATGAACAAAGCCGTTAAAACGGTTGATACGTCAATGAAAAGCATTGAGCGTTCAGTCGGATTTGCTAAAAATGCGCTTGGTAGCATTGGTGCTGGCGCATCTTTGGCATCTGTAGCGAAAATTGCAGATAGCTATAAAAAGTTTGATTCACAACTAAAACTAGCGACTAATTCAGTCGAGGATTACAACAAAGCCTACGGTGAAACAATCCGTATCGCTAGACAGTCACAATCATCACTTGAAGGCGTAGGGGTTCTTTACGCTCGTATCTCAAACAACTTGCGCGACTTTGGCGCAACTCAAAAAGAAGTTTCTGCAATCACTGAAACTGTCACTAGCGCATTGCGCGTATCTAACGCGACAACGGCAGAGAGTGCATCAGTCATGTTGCAACTTTCGCAAGCCTTTGGTGCTGGTCGATTAAACGGTCAAGAGTTTAGTGCGGTAGCAGAAAACGCACCTTTACTATTACGCGAGTTAGCTCGTTCAATGGGCGTTACTTTTGGTGAGCTTAAAAAGCTAGGCGCAGAAGGCAAGATTACTGGCGAGGAATTGAAAAAAGCATTTACGAATCAAGAGTTCTTAAATGGCCTACGTGAGCAAGTAAAACAAGTCGGCACAATCTCAAGCGCATTTACTGTATTTAGAAACAATCTAACACAGTATATCGGTGAAGCGGACAAGGCTAATGGCGCATCAAGAAGCATTGCACAGGGCATCACATTTTTAGCTGACAATATTGGCACACTTGCAAACATTGCAATCGCTGGTGCTGTTGTATCGCTTGTTAAATACTCACAAGGCGTAATGGCAGGTATAGCCGCATCTAAATTAAAGCAAGCCGAGCTAATAAAAGAAACAGTCATTCAAGAACGTGCTGCGGCTGCGACATTAGCGGCAACACAAGCTGAATTTGCATTAGGCCAAGCTAAAAACTCAAACAAGATTTACTACGCAAAAAATCTAGGCTTATTGAATGAACACGTAAATGTTCTTGCAGACATTGATAAAAAGACAACAACAGCCGCGAAAGCAACACGCGCATTAGGCACAGTATTTTCATTATTTGGCGGATGGATTGGCATTGCATTAACTGGCTTAGTTTTATTCGGTGACAAGATTGTTGATTTTGGCAAAAAGACTGAAACAGCAACACAGAAAGCCACTAACGCGATAATTGAGGCGCAAAGAAAGCTAGACGAATTAAACAAAAGTCAGCGCCAACAAGAAAGCGGAAACGCATTATTGCCTGATTTAGATGCTGCTGCAAAACGATTGGCTGATGCTTATAAGCCTAGAAAAAATGCGCTTGGTAATATGGTATCTGCGCCTCAAGAAGAAATTGAATTAGCTAAAAAGAGTTTAGAGCAAATCCAAGAGCTTTACAAAAAAGCTGGCGCTATAACAGGCAATGTTGGTATAGAAAAATTGCCTGACAGCGTAAAGCTACTTTCTGCGCAAATTAAAGAGCAAAACGAAATTATGCGTATTGCTAAAGTTCAGTTAGACGCTAACAAAATATCTCAAGCCGATTACAACAAGGTCGTTAAAGACGCGCAGACAACCATTGACGGTTTAACAGGCGCTACAAAAGCAAACAAGGCCGCACAAAAAGATGCCAATGCAGAGCGCAAACTTGCAATGGACACCATCAAAGAGCAGTTTAGGCTTGAGGATGAAGCAGACATTAAAGCTACTGCTGACGCTTATGTTGAGCAACAAAAAGCCTTAGAAGAATATAGAAAATCATTGCAAGCAATGGTTGATGATACAAGTCTTTTAGTTGAAAAACAAAAGCAAGAAACTGAATCAATCCAACGTAAAATTGATATTCTTGGGCTAAGTGAGTCGGCAGTAAATTCATTAGAGCTTGCCACGCTAAATAAATCAATCGCAGAGTATGAAGATGGTTTAGCGATTGCTAGAAACAATGGCTTAACAGCAGAAAAAATTGATTTCATTGAGCAACAAATATCAGCACTTAAAAACCTTTCAAAAGAACGTGCTAAGACTAATGCCGCTATTGACGAATTAGCCATTCAAGAGGCAAGAGTTAAAGCCGACAAAGATGCTAACGAAAAAATTAAAAAGCAGCATGAGGATTTAGCAAAAGATATTAACCGTTCATTGACTGACGCTTTATTGCGCGGCTTTGAAAAAGGCAAATCATTTGCTCAAAACTTCAAAGACACGCTAATTAATATGTTTAAGTCTTTGGTGTTGCAACCAACGATTCAAGCGATATTAGCGCCTGTCACTGGCGCTGTAGCAAGCGTTTTAAGCGGTTCAGCTAATGCAAGCACAGGTAGCAGTGTATTAAGCGGGTTGAGTTCTGGCAAAGGCATATTAGACTTCTTTACTAGCGGCTCAAGTGGTCAATTAGCGGCATTAGATGCAACAGTTCAAAGTTTCTCACAAACTGTTAGCAACATGGGCTTGCCTAAATTGGGCGCGGCTTTATTTCAAAATAGTAGCGCAATCAGTAGCGCATTGCCTTACGCTGGCGCATTTTTATCTGCTCTGACAGGAAACTTTAAAGGCGCTGCTATATCAGGCGCGGCTACTGCTATTGGCTCACTCACTCCACTTGGCCCTATTGGTGGCGCAATTATTGGTCAAGTATTAGGCGGTGTGTTTGGTGGCGGTCACGTTTCACGCCCGAAATACTATGCAAACGCTAACATTAGCTCAAACGGTTCAAGCCTTGTTAGCTCTTATGGCAATAGCGATGCTAAAGGCAATGGCAGTGGCGTAGCAACAGGCAATACGCTTGGTGTTGGTGATGGTGTGCTTGCTTATGCAAAGGCATTTGAAGGTGTCATTAAAAACTTTAAGCTTGGATTAAATTACCAACAAAAATACGACACATTCCTATTGTCACTTGGCAAAGACATTAGCAAGAATGGGTTAAATGCAGATGTAGAGTTTAAATCTGGCAGGTTTCAAGAAGGCATAGCAACAACATTCCTTAAAGCCATTAAAAAAGGCTTTGTGCAGTTGCCAGAGGTATTGGCAGGCATTGTGAAACGCTCAAGTGTTAGCCTTGACAGTGCGCTTGGTGATATTCAAAACCTTGCCACTATCAAGCAACTTTCAGAGTCACTTAAAGATTTACCGCCTGTATTTGATGCGATTAACTTTGCGCTTAAAAACTCTGTTTTGAGTGATGCAGCAAAGCTCACAGCAAGCGCAAACGCTATTAGTACATACACAAGTCTTTTTTACACACAGCAAGAAGCGTTTGATACTTATACCAAACAACTGCAAAGCCAGCTTTCTGCATTAGGAACTGCAATACCAAAATCACGTGATGACTTTAGGTCGCTTGTTGATGGCATTAAGGTAACGGATACATCAAGCAGTAATTTGTTTAATGGCTTGATTGCATTAGCGCCTGCAATGGATGCCTACTACAAACAGTTAGAGTCACAAAATGAAATACTAAAAAGTAGCACCGAACTATTAGATGTTAGCAACTTCAAGACACAGTTTGACTATAACTTTTACAAAGGCTTAGCTGATAACTACGGCAATGACTTTGCTAATCGCTACAACAATGGCGAAATGGTGACTTATGGCGCAAGCAATAACACAAGCGTTGGTATGTCATCTATTACGCCAAGTAACAACACCACAATCAGCACCAGCGACCCTAACTTGTTAAACGCAATGACAACGCTAATTGCAAGAGTAGACGCTTTGCAGACTGCGCTTGATAAAACACAAGACAACACCAAGCGCACAGCACAAGTGCTTGTCAATGTTAGTCCGCTAGGCGATTCAATTCAAACGAAAGCAGTGACATGAATGTAATCATCCCCAAGACTATTGCAGACGCTAATTTTATCTCATCAAATATTAGTGAACCTGATACTGGTGAGGCGTTTTGGCTTGCTGCAACGGCTTACACATTAGGTCAAGAGGTCATCCGCCCTAATCACATGAAGTATAAAAATATTCTAGCTGGTACAGATGCAGGATTGCCAGAAAATACACCTACGCGATGGAAAGAATCGGGCATTACGAATAAATGGGCGGCAGTCGATAACATCAGAAACACGCAAAGCGCAAGAGCTGATTCATTGGTGATGCGTTTTGCTTTCAGTGAATTAATTGATTCAATCGGTGTTGTCGGTTTAGAAGGCACTGACATAAAAATTGAGTTGTTTTTGTCAGGCTCATCAATCTACAGCTACACGCAAACGCTTTATAAACGCAATTCAATTAACTGGTTTGATTGGGCGTTTAAGCCATTAAGAAAAATCAAATCAGTGGTTAGACTTGATTTGCCGATTGTTGCTAATTCTGAAATTGTGATTACTGTGAATAATCAAGGAAGCATTGCCAAATGTGGCGGTGTGGTTATTGGCAAAAAGCAGTACATCGGAAAAATCACTTATTCATCTAGTGGTAGCGCGCTTAACTTTTCAACATACGACAGAAACTTTGACGGCACTATTTCAACGTTGATTCAACGCCCAAGCAAGCCAACAGTAAATGCTGCATTGCAAGTAGAAAAAGCGTATGTGGATGACTTGCTTTTCGCTCAAACACAATTAAACGCAGTTCCAACCATTTACACAGGCTTAGATGATTTAAACATTGATAGTTACTTTGAGCTATTTCTCATCATGGGTATTTACAAGCGGTTTGAAATTGATGCGACTTACCCATCACACGCAGTTATTCAATTAGAGTTAGAGGAGTTTTAGTTATGGCACTTGCCGACCCATTTGTAAACATACCATCAGGTACGCGCCCAGCTACGTTTGAAACGGATAGCGAAAACTATCACAACGTGCAGCTACCAAACAAAATACAAGAGATTGCACAGGCCGCTTTAGCCATGAGCTTAAACTCTGTTATTGCATCATCCACCACATCAATGCTTATTGGTACAGGCGCAAAAACGCTTACGGTTCAAATAAACAAGAGCTTTTTAGCTGGCATGGATATTCGCGTTGTTGATGTAGCAGCGCCCAATACAAACTACGTCAATGCAAGCGTAACATCATATACGGTAGGCACAGGCGTTTTAAACTTTACTGTGCCATCAGGTCAAGCATTTGGCTCTGGCACATTAACAAACTGGTCTGTGTTTCAAGTGCCTGCTGGTGGTGCGACTAATACATTTGTGCAGCAACTTGTGCAAAACCAATCTGCGACAGCTTTTACAACAGGTGGCACATCGTCAGCATTTACATTAACGCCTAGCCCTGCAATATCAGCAAACGCAGCGAATCAGATGTTTTTTGTGAAGCTCAATGCAGCGCCAACAGGCTCTCCAACATTAGCAGTATCAGGCCAGCCCGCACTTGGTTTTAAATATTACGATTCAAATGGTGTGAAGCAATTTATTACATCAACAGTCGCGCCTATTAACTGGCAAAGCGAAGTGTTTAACGATGGCGTTGATTGGGTCATGATGACCACAGTGCCGATTGCAACATCAAAAATTCAGCCGCTCACAGCATCGGTTTCTGCCAACGCTCTGACAATCACGCTTAATCCAACAACACTAGATTTTAGGTCAAGCACGCTAACCAGTGGTGCAGTTACTACGTTAAGCAATGCGACTGCACTCTCTCTCACAGTGCCATCTACAGCAACGCTAGGCACAGCAAGCGGTGTACAAAGTAGATTGATACCAGTGGCAATCAACAATGCAGGCGTAATGGAATTGGCTGTTATTAATCTTGCAGGCGGTGTTGATTTAAGTGAAACAGGCGTAATTAATACGACTGCGATTGCAGCCGCTTCAAACTCTGCAAACGTGTTTTATTCAACTGTATCAAGGACTGGTGTTGCTTATCGCGTGGTTGGTTACATTGAATCAACACAAGCAACGGCTGGCACATGGGCAACTGCACCAAGCACTATTCAGGGCTATGGTGGACAAGCTATGGCAGCATTGTCAAGTTTAGGTTATGGGCAGACTTGGCAAACATTTACATCAGGCACAAGAGTTAGCGCCACAACATACTACAACACAACTGGCAGACCAATAACTGTAAAGATGACATACGCAAACGCAACAGGTGGAAATTGCCAATTAACTATTGCAGGGCTTCTTGTTGACACGATAGCCATTGCTTCTACAGTAGCTTCGAGAGGAACTGTAACAGGCATTGTTCCGCCAAATCAAAGTTACTCCGTTTCTTACACTGGATTCGATACGTGGGCAGAACTTCGTTAAAGGTAAATCATGACAATACACATTACACCAGACAATAAACTCCATGATGATGCAGACGGATTTGCATTGACTCTACAATCATGGCCTAAAGATGCTCGCAAGGCAACGCAGGAGGAAATTGATGCAATTCAGAACCCGTCTGCAATTCAAATTATTCCAACAGTTGTAAGCATGAGGCAAGCGCGACTTGCATTGCTTCAATTTGGCGTTTTATCGCAAGTTAATCTAGCTATTGCAAACGGTAATGATGCAGACAAAATCGCTTGGGAGTACGCAACAGAGGTGCGAAGAAGTGATGCCCTAGTAACCAATATGGCAACGGCTTTGGGCTTGAATGAAGCATCACTCGATAGCCTTTTCTCATTGGCGGCTAGTTTATGATTCTAGCCGCTCAACTATACGCATTTTGGGTGCTATACCTCGCGGTCATGGCTTTATATCGTGCGCACCTCAATAAAACACTCACTAAGCTAGGCTATGCGCTTGGCTTGCCATTGGTAGCGTTTGGTTTAGTGATTGATTTCATTATGAACGTGACTGTGTTTGCAGTCTTATTTTTAGAGTTACCTCGTGAATGGCTCGTTACAGACCGCCTACAAAGGCACATGAGGCGAAGCGGCTGGCGGTTCAAGCTGGCTAAATTTATCTGCGAGGGCTTGCTTAACTTTGCAGACCCAAGCGGCAACCATTGCGACTAACAAGGATAAAAATATATGGATGAAACAGTTACACAAGCTGGCGCATCGCTGATAACAGCAGGGAGTGTTGCGGCAGGCACATTTTTTGGAATTGAATATGCGGTACTCGCAGCCATTGTGGGTTTCTCAATTTTGGGCGCTTGTATCTCACACGTATATATCGACCCCATGAAACCGTTAAAAATGGCGTTAAGTATCGGCTCAAGTTTTGCGCTTGGTGTGGTGGCTGGAACGGTAGGACTAAACGCAGGCTTATCAATCCTCGCTCATAACGTGCCGTGGCTAGTTGATGCGCTCTCACAAAATAAACAGCACACAGCGATGTTGCTGGCTTTTCTAGTGTCATTCTTTGCACAGAAATACGCGCCCATCATTTTAAAGAATGGGGGTACTAAATGATTATTTCACTCTTTGCTCTTTTGTTTTTCGCGGTGTTGGTTTACCACTCAAATAGAACAAACAAAAGCACAAGCAAATGGACTAAACACGGCATTGCATTGATGATGCTAGTTTGTGGCGGTGTGATTAGTTACGCCTTCACGCACACAATCGGTTTCTGGTGGCAGTTGCTAGGCTCTGCTGTATTGGTTGCAATCGCAAGCGCAGCATGGACTTATGACGGCAGTGATGGTGGCTCATGATGGAATACGCATGGATTCGTGAAGCTAGAAAGCACATAGGCGTAAGAGAGATTAAAGGGCTGCAATCAACGCCATTTATTGTGCGCTTGTGGGATAGCATCCCCTGGTTATGGAATAGCAAAAAAGATGATTCTGCTTTGCCGTGGTGTGGTGCATTTGTGCGCTACTGCTTAATTCAAGCAGGCTTACCAGTGCCGAAAGAATGGTACAGAGCGAGAGCATTTGCTACACATGGCTTACCTTGCCAAGTGCCTATTCAAGGCTGTATAGGCGTGATTAAAAATAGCAACGGTCAATATCACGTAGGTTTTATTATTGGGCGCGATAACGCTGGCAATCTGCTTATGCTAGGCGGCAACCAAAACGACATGGTGAAAACTTCAGCATTTAAACGCAGTGCATTTGTTGCTTATAGATGGCCTGATGTGCAAGGCTCAATTCCACCATCTTACCCACTCCCGATTTTAAGTGCTGAACTTAGCACAAGTGAATATTGAAAGGTTGATATGTACTCAATTCAAGGTTTACCAGACGGCTTCACATTGCAAACAACTAGCCTAGATATTGCCATTGATAACGTCAAGGCTCACGTTTTAACAGATGATTACTTTGACACATTGAACGATTCAGACTTCACTCACGCTGCGCTTGAATGGATTATTAAAGACTAAATATGAACATACAAGAGCTAGCAAAATACGCAACACCTCGTCAACTTGAAGTATTAAACGCAGTATTAGAGCACGGCTCGCAGCGTAAAGCTGGCATTGCTTTAGGCATCAACAAATCAACAGTGCAATCCGCAATACAAGCACTAAAAGATAAATCAGAAAAAGAAATACCACAGCAAATCATCACTATCCCACAAGCGCCACCAAGCGACTTAACAGCCGATGAACTCATTGCGCACAAGATTAAATTGTATGAGCGCAAAAAAGCGGCTAAAGACTTTAACGAACTCATCAACATTAAAGTTAAAGGCGATAAGCCTATTGCAGTGTGTTTAATTGGCGACCCACATATTGATGATGATGGGTGCGACATTGTAGCTCTCAAAAGTGACTTAGAGATTATCGAGCGCACTGAAGGTATGTTTGCAGGGCATGTTGGCGACTTAACGAATAATTGGGTGGGCAGGCTAGCAAGGTTATACGCTAACCAAACAACAACAGCCGCGCAAGCTCTCACGCTGATGGAATGGATGTTAAACAAAGCGCCTAACTTGTTTGTGATTGGCGGCAATCATGACTGCTGGAATAACGGCATGGATTTAATTAACTTTGTGATGCGCAGCCAAAGCGGTGTTGTAAGTGCGCATGGGGCAAGAATTGCGCTTAACTTTGACAATGGCAGACAGGTTAGACTAAATGCGCGTCATGACTTTCGCGGTCACTCAATGTATCACCCATTGCAAGGGCACATTAAAGCTCAACACTTTGGCGGTGAACAGCGTGACCATGTTTATTTATCAGGTCACAAGCACATTGATGGCGCATTGATGAAGGTTCACCCACAAGGCAAGATTTCATGGGCGTTTATCATTTCTGGTTACAAAATAATTGACGAGTACGCAGATGAAGGCGGATTTACAGAACAACGCATTAGCCCAAGCGTGACAATCGTTATTAATCCAAAAGCTGAAAATGAAGCCGAGTTAATCAAGCCATTTTGGGATGCTCAAGCGGCTGCTGATTATCTTAAATATCTAAGGGCTTAGTTATGCTTACTTTATTAAAAATTTGCTCATTTTTACGCTCTCAATGGCGCGTTATTTTAATCGGGTTGATAGTAGGGGCCTGCCTGTTCAAATTAAACGCGCTTATCAATGAGCGTGATGAGTACAAAGATAAATACGTAGCGATGGTTGCGGCTTATGAAGTAGCGGCTGAAGCAATGCGAGTACGTGATGAAGTCTATAAAAAGACTCAAGTTGGCATATTGGCAGAACGTGACGCGCAATACAAAGCACTTAACCTAGACCGTGACAAAATCAGAAAGGCACTCAATGAAAAGATTAGCACTAATGGCAGTTTGTTTGACGCTTTGCGCGTGTACCAAAACCGTGTCAATTATAGCGAAGCCAAACAAGGTGAACATAACCAAGAATCACCCAAAGCCGAACGAGATTGCGACGGCGCCATTACTCAACTTATCGACGCAGGTAAAAGTTGCGCCATAGATTACAAAGCTCTTTACGATGATGTAAAGGCTTATGAAACGACACACAACGCAGAATGAAAACGCATCAACCAAGTGGACTAGCTCGCGGTGTTTATACGCCAAAGCGCCCATTTGCCTATGCACTGGTCAGCAAGACGACACAAAGCAAAGTTATTTTGCGCAAGACAAAGCCAAAGTACAACGAAGCAGAATTTGAATTGATTGAATTATTTAAGGTGCAAAACGATGATTAAAATATTGATGATGTTTCTGCTTACAACGAATCTTTATGCAGCAACAGTGTGGACACCTCAGCCAGAGCGATACAACACTTACAACGTCACGCCAACGAAAGCCACACAAAAGCTAGTGCGCATACCCATAACTGAACCTGATAGCGTACAGCCAGAATGGGTTAAAATTGGTGGTGAGTGGATAAAAGAAGTGACAGCTAAAGGTGCAGTGCGTTATGTGCCAGCGCCATTACCAGATGAGTGCATTGCAACTTTTGTTTGCCATGTAAAATGGGGATGGATTATAAACATCTCACAAGATACTGTGTTCGTCAAATGCAAAGCCATCAAGATTTTAAACGAGCAAGCAGTCGTGTATGATAACAGGGTAAAAGATGTTGGTTGCCCTTCAATATTGAAATAATTTAGGGTATTAATAAAATATGTAATTGATTTAATTCATTTTATGACTTGGGTTCGCGCCTCCAACACCTCCTGTAATCATCTGTATTGATGTTTACTTATCTGTAAAAATCCCATAAGATTCACGCCTTTAGTGTGTAATGGTGTGTAATCATGTTTACTTTAATTTACTACTGTGTAACAGCCTTGCAAGGTATCACGCAAGGTATTGAAAAAGCGATTTGAGGTATTGAATTGCTGACCAATAAAACCATTGATGGCGCAAAGCCTAAATCTACACAGTACAAAATAGCTGATTCTCACGGCCTGTACATTGTCATCACGCCTAGAAACATTAAATCATGGCGCTGCAATTACCGCGATAAGGTAACAGGCAAGCATAAAACACATACTTTTGGGCGCTATCCTGACATTAGCCTTGCCAAAGCTAGGCTACTCAATTCACAGTTTAAAGATGCTCAAGCATTAGGTATGTTTAACACTGTGCCAACTTTCGATAAGGTAAAAAAAGACTGGTACTTGCACAAACTGCCAAAGCTCAAAAACATCAAGCATAAGCAACAGGTCATTTACCGCCTAGATACATTCGTTTCACCAAAGATAGGCCATATGCAAATTGACGCGATTAGGCGCGTTAATCTGGTGGAGGTGGTACAAAGTATTCAGCAAGGAGGGATAATCGAAACAGCGCACCGTGTAGGCACTCATATACGCCAAGTTTTTGATTATGCGGTTGACATGGGTCATATTGAATCACATAGCGCGATTGGCTTAAGTCGTGTGCTACAAACGCCTAAGACTAAAAATATGCCATGTGTGCCATTAAGCGATGCACCAGCATTGTTGAAGTCAATATATAACTACGATGAAATAATGGCGCGTACTGGCTTAATGTTGCTTTGCTTAACGTTCGTTCGCACCAGTGAATTACGCTATATGCGCTGGAGTGAGATAAAAGACAAGTGCTTTTGGGTGATACCAGCCGAACGCATGAAAATGAAACGGCCTCATGTAGTGCCATTATCTAAACTCACCCTTGAGGTATTGCGAGGTATTGAACCGATTACAGGTGATTGTGAGTTTGTGCTACATTCACCCATTAAACGCGATAAGCCTGTTAGTGAAAACTTCTTTTTAGATGCGCTCTATCGCATGGGCTATCGAGGCAAAATGACAGGTCACGGATTTAGGGCGCTTGCATCTACTGTGTTGAATCAGGAATCACCATTTAAGAGTGACGTTATAGAGCGCCAGCTTGCGCATAAAGAATCAGATGCGGTTAGGGCTGCGTATAACCGCGCTGAATATCTTGAGGAACGCATTAAGCTGATGGACTGGTACTCTGATTGGGTGCTAAAGGGTTGCCAAGCCACATTGTAAAGTTACCTGATTGAATGTCAGGCTTACGCAATATGCCTTTGCTTATCCAGTTGTACATGGTCTTGTTGCAGATGCCAAACTCTTTTTGCACATCTATTGGTCTGTATTTTTTCTCGCTCATTTTCTAATATCCTTCTACCTGTGCTAGCGCGTACACCTCTTGCTCATCCTGCCATGCTATGTATATGTAAGCGATGAGTGCGGCTATGATTATTGCTATTGTTAGTTTGCTTGGGTTAGGCATTATTTAGCTTTCATTTCTGAAATCAGCTCGCTTAAATCTAAAACTGCATTAGTTAAATCTTCTGCTGATATGTCATCGTTTATATCTTCCATGCACTCAACAAGCCATTCAGAAGATTCCAACAATCTCGCTTTGTCGGCTTCGAGTTGTGCCATTTCAGCGTTTTGTTTAATGATAAGTGACCTAACGCAATTTTCAATTATTTGCTCATCTACCGTCTTGCCAAAGCCATGTGCTTTTACGTATTGGTCAATCATCATGCTTCACCTATCTGTTTAAGTGCTTCTACAGCGCACATTTGAGCGTTAAAGTTACTGCCAGTGCCATCCCATATTTTCTGCAACGCCTCTCTCGCCAAATTCAACTTAGCCTCAAGATTTGCGATTCGTGCTGATTCGGATGGTGGGGTGGTTGTTTTAGCTATAAAGTCATCAGCCCATTTTTGGCAACAAGCAGAAGCGTCATCAAACGTGTTAAATGCTTCGCTATCGCCTTCACCCCAAGCCGCGTAATATTTACCTTCATCATGAAAAATACTAAACCCCCAATCAGCATTACTCCATTCGTAACTGCTATCATCTTGCCAAGTTATTTTCATAGCTCTTAAAGCCACTGGCTCACTCTCTACCGATGGTGCATGTTTTAGAATCGCTTCCCAAACATGCTGTACAGGGTCGATACATCCTTGCATTTCATGGCAAACTTTTCTTGCTGCTTCGTCCATTTCTTCTGTTAGCTCAATCGGCACTAATTTGTGTGTCATCTTTAGCCTTTCTTTCTGCGCCATATTGAAAGTTTGAATTGCCAGTGCCACAACATAAAGGGCAGTAGCCGCACCATTCCCCTTCAATGTTTACTAAGTCACCACTGCCGTTACAGTCTGCACAGTCCTTCGCATCATCAATTATTTGTTGTGTCATTTGGTGTCCTTTTGTATTGATTCATGTTCAGCGCAAGCAGGGCAACCGTCATGGTGAAAGTGAAACGGCTCTTTATGAGGGCAGATTATCGTTGCGCAAGTCTCACACTCGTCAATGGTGCAATGGTTAAGCAAATCATCTAACTTAGAATGTAACTCTTGGATTTTGCCAACTAGCTCAATACTTGCGGCTTCATAACCCTCAGAATAACGGTGCTTTACTAAACTCTCTAGCGCATCAATCTTGGCTTGCTGGTGTTGCCATGCGGCTTGGTAGCCCATCCAAGACATTTCAACAAAATCATCTATGTAGGCTGTTGTATCGTGCTTGTAAACGTAACTATTGTGGCCTTGATATTCTGACTTATGCCACTGTTCAAACTGTTCTCTATTACTCATTCATCACCTCTCACCACTTCGCCACCGTAAACATCAGCAAAATCAGCCGCGTCACTGTAGCTCATTAATATTGTCTTTGTACCATCATCCATCACCACAAGATAGCGAGGGCGGAATAGGTAGGCTATTAAGCGTTTAATCATTCTGCCAACTCCAACTCGCCATCAGGTGATGTTCTTTTATACCAAACGCCATTAACTTTTATTCTCTCAAAGTACATTATTTGCTATCCTCGCTAAACTCCGCTTTCTGTGCCTTGCCGTCAATGTAGGTTATTTTCATATCCCACTTTTCGAGGTCAGGCTCAATCCTGATAAAGTCTTTTACTCTGTGTCTGTAGTAGCAAACCTCTGTCACTGGCTCTTTGTATATTTGCCAGTCGTCAAAATCTTTATTTTCCAATACAACTTCAATGGTCACTGGTTTACTCACCCAATCGCCATATTTTTTAACTTGATTTTCACTGGTAAACCTAGCATCTGCATTATCAGCCGCGTATCTCAATAGTTCTGCGTATTTGTGTGGGGTCATGGGTTATCCTTTGCTTTTGCTAGTGCTTCATTGACTGCAAAATCAATTACAGCGTCAATATGTTCTTGGTTATCTTGTACAACTGTTTTTAATATTGGCTCAATTTCATCTTTAAGCCGTCTATGAAAGCAATCCTCACCATCGTCATCACTTACTAGCCAATCAACTCGCTGTGCGTAAATAGCAGCCATCTCAAGCAAATAAACAGCCGTTTTAAACTCATTGATAGTTTCTTTTGTATAGCCATTAGATATTTTGTCACCATACTCATTAAGTCCTGTGCTGGCCTCATTAACAATCATTCTTTTTATATCTTCTGCAATATCTGTAATGTAATATTGCTTGTAATCAAATGCCCCGCCACTCATTCACTCACTCCATTCTTAATCGTCTGCAACCTAGCCTCACAACTCACACTCACCACTTGCGCGTTCTGCCTAATGTGCTTCATTGCATATTCACATAGCTTTGGCATTGGGTACTCAATCTCTATCTGTGTGGTGGATAGGTTGATTGTTAGCACAAATACTATTAGGGGTTCGGTCATCATTCGCTTCTGTTTGCGTTGTTCCAGTCGTTAGTACATTGCTTCACTATTGATTCGTCAGTTATTGGATATTCAATCCTGCTAGATTCAATCATCCATTCACCACAGCAATCACCAGAAATAATGCGCCATCTATACGTATTGCCATCACCTATTAAAAGTTTGCTAGGCGTTTTGCCGCATGGACAAGGTTTAAGTTGCTCGCTCATCATTCAATCCTCACTGTTAAGGTATATTCTTGGTTTATACCGTCTGGTACTCATTTAATACCTACTCCATAACACATAAAAGATTGAGCTTTCATCCTCATTGAGATAGAGGCAATATTCTCTATGTGTTACAGGCTAGATACTTCGTTTTGCCCGTGCATCACGGTTATCTAACTGCCTTGCAAGGGTTCATCAAAAAGGCACGTCATCTGGTAGGTCATCAAATCCACCACTAGGCGCGCTAGGCTCTGCACTAGGCTCTGCACTAGGCTTATCTGCGCTGTCTTGCTTGCCACCTAGCATCTGCATACTGTCTGCAATGATTTCTGTGCTGTAGCGCGTTACACCGTCTTTTTCCCATTTACGTGTTTGTAGCTTGCCTTCGATGTAAACACTCGAACCTTTCTTGAGATATTCACCAATGATTTCTGCTAGCTTGCGATAAGCAACCACGTTATGCCATTCGGTCTTTTCTTGCTTAACGCCTTGCTTATCTTTCCAGCTTTCACTGGTTGCCATGCTAAAACTTGCTGCAGCGTCACCGTTAGGCATAAAACGAACTTCTGGGTCTTTGCCTAATGAACCTAAAATAATTACTTTGTTTACACTTGCCATAATGTTTCCTTAGTGGTTATGTTCTAAAGCTATGCGCTCTAAAATTTCGTTAAAATATTGCTGTGCTGCTTCACACTTTGTTTTTATATCTTCTTCAAGTTTCAAGTCACGTTTATATGGCGTGATTGTCACTCTTAGCGATTCGTCAATATGGTCAACGTAGTGCAAATCTTCTTGGTCATATTTAAGAAATTCCTCTGGCGTGCTTACCATGCAATAGGCTAATTCTGCTTCTTCTACATTCCAAAGCATCATATATGCTCTTAATTGCCATTCGTAGTTTTTATCAATGCCATCTTCACTAAGGCATGGGAACGTAGCCAGTGACCATGATGATTTAATATCAATTATCTTTTTACCTGTGTAAATGTCACATTCACCAGTTAGCCATTCGTTAGTCTTGCGCTCTGTGTTTTTCTTGTAATCAGTAAAGAACACGCTGTTATAAAGCGCGATTGATGCATCTTCAACAATGATGCCTTTATCCATGTATTTGCTTGATATATCTTCTTGGTATTGATACACAAACTCACGCGCTAATTTTTTAATGTAAGTCTTAGCGCCTACAGATAAAACTTCATCTTTACTTTTTGGCGCGGTCATAATTAAACCAAGCGATGATGCTCTAATTTTCAGCACTTACTACCTCGCGTTTTTCTTCAAGTGTTGCTAACTGCTCACTGGTTAAAGTAAAGTTTTCTAATAATTTCTCTTTTGTGTATGTGCCTTCTTGAATTGATGCAATTGCTTTTAATAGGCGCTCGTCAGTAATAGCTTGTTTTTTAGCCTTTGCTACCTCTGGCCTGATTCGTAAGCACTCGACTAATTCACCGCCAAACTTGGTTGTGCTGGCGTGTAAAGTAATCTGCTTGCCTGCCCATTCTTCGATGTATGGCCCATACAAGCGATGTATTGATTTAGAGTTAGTCGCGTTAATAATGAATGGCTTATTATTAACAAGCTGTACGACTGTACATTCTTCTTTTTTGCCGCCTGCCATAGTGACAATTTCACGCGCTACGCTCTTAATTGTTACGGTTAAATCCTCACCATTAGGCAATGAATATGCGCCAATGTAATCAGGATTAACTAAGGCTTTCCAATGTGTTTTTTTATCGCTCATAATGTTCTCTCTTAAACTAATCCACACGCAGTCAGCAACACAAGACATAAGCCTGTAATCCCTGCAATAATCCACAATGGGCTAGAATTTTCTTCTTCTGCAAAGCTGGCTAGTTTCCACTGGTCAGTGCGGTTAAAGTGCGTATCGTGTTTTGCGTATCTGCTGATGTATTGGTTTTTCATGATTAAACCTCGTTTGTTTTTCTATGCGCTAGTGATGCTTTTTTGTGTGACTTACAAGCACCTAGTAGCCATGATTTATTGGCAGTCCAAAACTCGTTTGCTTTGCTGTGCATTTCTGCGATATTTTCATCATCAAACGCTTTCCATTCTTCATGTGTATGGCGCTGGCAACCGATGGTTAGATAGCTTTCAGTGATAAGCACATTCCAGTAAATACCGCATATAGTGATTGGTGCAATCGCTAAAATTTCGCCACGAAGGTTAGCGCCAATAAGGTTAGCGCCAATAAGGTTAGCGTCACTAAAGTTAGCGCCAATAAGGTTAGCGTCACTAAAGTTAGCGTCACGAAGGTTAGCGTCACTAAGGTTAGCGCCACGAAGGTAAGCGCCACTAAGGTTAGCGCCAATAAGGTTAGCGTCAATAAGGTTAGCGCCAATAAGGTTAGCGTCACTAAAGTTAGCGCCAATAAGGTTAGCGCCAATAAGGTTAGCGCCACGAAGGTTAGCGCCAATAAGGTTAGCGCCACGAAGGTTAGCGCCAATAAGGTTAGCGTCACTATTAACAGCTTGCTGAACCGCATCGCGCATATTTTCAGCTTCACATGCAAACAGCACGTTATCGGTGTATCTGTGTTTTATTTCAAAATTTGCCATCTTTTAGCCCCAAATCAATTTATGTGGTCGTTTGCAAAATGCGCCATTTTTAGGCATCTGCTTGAAGTCGCCTTTAACCACTAAGCGCCCTACATTTACCTCTATTGCGCGATTGAATTTAAGCCAGTCAATACTTACGAATCTGTCTAGCTTCCATCCGTGAGGTGTTTTGTTAAATACCGCTAATCCGTTCATTTGCCTGTCCTATAATTTGTGTACATATTTGCGATGGCGGCTTCATGTTTAGCAAGCCAATCAAGACTATTCATAATTCTTTCGCTTTCTTTCTTTTGCGCTTCAGTAGGCACGACAAAATAGCCTTGTGTGTCTGGTATATCTAAGTTGTCATCGTCACTAATACGCATTGCTTTAAATGTCGCCATTGAGCAATGATTTAATGTCTGATACTTTCCAAGATAAGCGCCCATTTATTCTTACTGGTTTAATTGGGCCAATTCCAAAACAAGCCCATGTTCTCAATGTTTGCGCTTTTCGGTTTAAATGAAATGCGGCTTCATCAGTCGTTATTGATGTTCTGGTTTCTGCATCAAGAGCTACAAATTTTTTATTCATATTAAATCCTTTAAAAATTACTTTGATTAATCGCCATAACACCTAAGTGCATCAAAGCTGGCTTCTCACATCTCGGAGGAGATAAAGTGTTCTGTTACTCCCTTGTGTTCTGTATTACCTTGCACCGCGTACTTGTTAGCCCTAAAGCATCCGTTCCATTCGCCTTCATTCGGTTTCAACAATGTTTCGTTGATGTGTGTATTAAACCATAAACGGTTTAGTGTGTCAACCATAAAAGGTTTAGTTTTGACGAGTTTTTGCAAAATAATTAATTTAGGCGAAAAAAACCGCCAAATAGGCGGTTGTGAGCGGTTTACTTAATTTAGCAGTTTATGCGTTCCCATTTATCTTTTTGCTTGGCATCTTCTTTAGTCTGCCATTGCATATTTGATGGATGGTCAGCACCACCGCAGGCAAGTGGGTTTATGTGGTCAATGATGTAATCAGGGCATGAACCTTTTGTTCTGCCAGTAGCAGGGCATGGGTTTTCTATTTTAAATGCTTTCTTTGCTTTGTAACTTCGTTTGCTTTCGGCATAGGCTGTATTAAAAGTTAAGCAAAGTATTAAGCTACTTACTTTTAACAGTGTTAATAAGGTTGTTGAGTTGTTCATCGTTCTTATCCTGGCTAAATGTTTCACCGCAATGCTTACATTTTATCGCTTCTGATTTTATTAGTTCAGCACATGACGGGCATTTTTTCATGTCACCGCCTTTAAGGGCGTTTTCTTCTCGAATATCCTTTGCCACTATAGCCCACACTAAACCAATTAAAGGCGAAAGTATCAACGACAATAAAAAAAATGCAACGCCACTATGCCCTTTATTGCCACCTACATAGCCAGCAATTAAACTCAATCCAAACCAAATTATAAATATTTCCATTATTTGCCCTTATTGAAATTTAGCAATCTCTTTTGCTGCAAGTTTTATTTTATCGTAAAACTCTTTCTCTTTATCTGAAATTTGTTTAAGCATAGGTGGGTTTGTATGGTCAAAGTCTTGTACAAGCAACTGCCATGCTTGCAAATGATATAGATCTGCAATGCTTTCAAGCGTTCCTATAGTTGCGTCAACTTGCATATTAATAATGCGCCCAATACTGCTCTGCGCGATGCCAGTATGCCGATGCACATCGCCTTGTGAATGATTATTAGCCGCCATCAATACTTTTAAATTGGCGGCTAAAACTGCACGAATCTTCATAGTCTTAGCCATTCGGTATTATCTCTCATCTATCAAACCTTTTGTGGTTGACTTATCAAACCGTTTATGGTTTAATATTTCACATGACAAACATTAAATCATTTGTATTAAACAAACTTAAAGAAAGCAGCGGAAGTTTGCGCGTAATTTCTAAAGAGCTTGATATTCCATATCCAACACTTTTGAAAATCGGTCAAGGCGTTATTTCTAATCCTGGCATTGACCACATGCAAAAACTTTATAACTACTTCAATAAGTAACTTGCTCACACCTTAACTGGTGTGATTTTTTTACGCAAATTTCGACCTGTAACGCGACCTGTAATTTCGTTACAAATGTTACAAAAAACTTTAAGGAGTTGATATGCAAAAGGATTTTGGCGGTTTATTCAGCTTAAAAGACGCTGTTTATATTGACGATTCTCAAGTTGATTTATTTGCAACATACCGTGATGCAGTCTTGTGGTCATGGACTAACAGGCGCGATGGTTACGGCATGAACGATAAAACATTGCAGTCATGGATATGTAGCAACTTCGGTTACACACCATCACATTTTAGCCGCGCAGTAAATGAGTTTACTAAATCCCCAATGGATTTAAAAGCAGACTTTATTGCAACTTTTGAAGCTATCACTGGCAATCGTGCGGTTACTCAATACTTATCGAAACTGACACAGACAACATCACTAGAACAGATACAAGCAAGGCGCGCTGCTTAATGCATTACTACAAACGAAACTTAGGCGATTACGCTAAAAAAGCTGGCAGATTATCAATGCTTCAGCACGGTTCGTACACGCTCTTGATTGATGCGTGTTATGACCGTGAAGAGTTCCCCACTTTAGATGAAGCCATTGAGTGGACATGGGCATCAACAACTGAAGAAATTGAAGCTGTAAAGTTTGTTTTAAACCGATTTTTTACCTTAACTGCTGACGGCAAATACGTTCAAGACAGGATATTGCAAGAGCTTTTAGAGTATCACGCGAAAGCAGATAAAAACAAAACTATCGCAATTGAAAGAGAAACGAAGCGTAAAGAAAAAAGCACGAAACGTGCAGAAGATAGCACGAAACGTGCACAAGACGTAAACGAAGCGCCACCTAACCATAAACCATTAACCAATAACCATAAACCATTAACCATTATTAAAACCATATCGCGCACAAGTGCGCTAGATGACGGATTCGATGAATTTTGGAATGCTTACCCGAAAAAAGTCGGAAAAGACAAAGCCGTGATTGCATGGAAAAAGAAAAAGCCAAAAGTTGACCATGTTTTGAATGCTTTGAGATGGCAGAAAGAATCCGAACAGTGGACTAAAAATTCAGGTCAATTTATTCCAAATCCAACAACTTACATCAACGAAGGCAGATGGCAAGACGAGCCAACAGCAGAAGGGATACCGTTCTGATGATTTACGAACAAGACAGGAATGCATTTTCAACAATGATGGATGTGGTGTGGCAATCAAACCATCGTCAGCCAGTTGACAAGGAAACAAAGCGTTATTGGTTTAACAAGTTGCAACACTTCCCACTAGGCACAGTCGAGAGCGCATTTGATAACTGGCTGATCACTACAGACCAACTGCCAACGATTAAAGACATCATAAAAGCTTGTGCGCCTAAAGCTGATTTTCATCGTGCTCTTGGTGTGGTACGTGATGAGGATATACAGCAAGCAGGATTGCAGAAAATTAACCAACTTGTATCTGCTGGCTTACAGCCTAAAACAGACCACAAAGCATGGGCCAAACGCATCATGGCAAATCAATCAGCCTACTTGGATATTGCAGTGAAATATGCAAAACAGGCGCTATACATTACCGACACAAGAGAGGTTACAGAATGAACATCTTTCAAAAGCTATCTACCTATTTCACCATTCTTCGCTTAAGCCGAAGCCATCGCAAAGCTAAATACGCTTTTTCTGGCAGATTAGCAGTAAGCGACTATTACCTAATCGTTTTAACCATCGCCATTATCGCGCTGTGCATCGTGTTGAAGTTTTCTAACGAGATTGATGGCATTACATCAACCAGCGCAGAAAGTGTTGCTAAAGCGCGGCAAATTGCAAATAACGCGATGTATGAGAAGCAGAAAAGCGAGCTAATCATTATCAGCATGTTAAACGGTAGCGTGGTGCGTGATGGCAGCGTGAAAACTGTGTGCATTTTGAAAGCGAGTGGTGAGTGCGAATAACTGGAAAGCATGGGGCAACTATGCGCGCATCAATGGCAATCAAAGCATTTGCAAGGTGCAGACTAAAAGCGGCTGGAGTTATGAATTATGGCAGTTGCAACCAGTGAAAGTGATTAAGCAAGGTATGGAAAGTTTTGATGAAGCCATTAAGTATTTTGAAAGGAATGTTAAATGAATCTTGAATATTGCTTATTCCAAAACAATCACGATGCGCTTATCACAAAGCTGAAAAACCTAGACCCGACTAAGCGTTTCAAGGTTGAAGTCAAGGCGTGGAAAAGTAAGAGAACAATCCAACAGAATAAATGGATTAGGGCTTATGCAAGCGACTTTGGCAAGCACTTTGGATATGACGCAGATTTTGCCTATGACATTTTAATGTACAAATTTAACCCAGTTTTCACGACTGACTTAGAAGGAAACGAGATTAGAAAAGGCGGTCATTTCAGCAGTCTTGATACGCAGAAAGCGGCAGAAGTACAAGACGCAGTTTTGAGATATGGCATTGAGCATGGTTTTTATTGGGATGAAACAGTATGAAAAAACGTAACAAAGCCTACAAGCCAAAAGCATTGCGAGTGCCAAAGCTAATCGTAGCCCATAACGACTTTGAGCAAATAGACCGCTTAATGATGATGATTGATAACGGCACTGTACTTGATGCTAAAGGTGATGTGGTGATGTACAGCGCAAACGGTGAATTGTATCAAGTAGCGCCAGCATTGTTAGCTTGGTGCGACTACTGGCAAGACTTATCAAGAAAGCGCGGTGTGAGTTTCGATGATTCAGCATTGCGCACAATCGTCAACAAGATTAATCA